GGAGTACGTTACCTTACGCAGGTTAACAAGACACCTGATGTAGAAGAAATTACAAATGCCAAAACCTAAATTTCGTTCCAATTCTGAATACAATGCCTATTGCTTCCTAAAAGAAAATAAGGTATCATTCAAATACGAAAAGCTTACCATCAATTATGAGTGGTTAGAATCCAAAAAGTATATTCCTGACTTTGTATTAAGTAATGGGATTATCCTAGAGGTAAAAGGAAGGTTCGTACTAGAGGACAGAAAGAAACATCTGTTTGTAAGAAAACAGCATCCTCAGTATGACATTCGTTTTGTCTTTGATAATCCCAACAGGAAGCTATACAAAAATGGAAAGATGACTTATGCAACATGGTGTGAGAAGCATGGGTTTAAGTATTGTAAAGCAAGTAGTGGGATACCAAAAGATTGGATAACAAAATAAAAACAAATCTTAGTTTTGTTGTTGAGGAAGATGTCTTTACAGAAAGGACTACTCCTGAACAGACAATGTATATGTGTGTCATACTACAAGCTTTACTAGATGCAACAAAGCCTAGTTACAAAGGTGAACCTGAAACATCTATACTTGAACGAGACAGGGCAAGGGCATGGTTCTTTGCATCTGTAGGTGTTACTTCAGAAGACTTTAAAATGGTATGTGACTATGCAAACATTGACCATAATTATATGAGAGAGTTTGCATTTAAAGTTTTAGAATCAGGTGAAGTAGAATATACAAGAAAAAGAATCAACGCAGTGTTAGGACATTAAAATGAAAAGTAACTTACTACCAACAGACTATCAAAACTTTATTGCTTTATCTCGCTATGCAAGATGGAAGGAAGACGAACAAAGAAGAGAGACTTGGACAGAGACTGTCTCAAGATACTTTGACTACATGCAGGGATTGCATAGTAAAACTTTAACAGATTCTCTTAGAAAGAAACTAGAAGAAAAGATACTAGGTTTAGAAGTTATGCCTTCTATGAGGGCATTGATGACTGCAGGACCTGCTCTTGAGAATTGTAATGTAACTAGCTACAACTGTAGTTACATACCTGTAGACTCACCTAGAGCCTTTGACGAGTGTATGTATATTCTTATGTGTGGTACAGGTGTAGGTTTTTCTGTTGAACGTGACAATGTTGAGAAGCTTCCTATTGTTAATGAACACTTTGAAAAAAGTAACACAGTCATACTTGTTTCTGATTCTCGTTCAGGTTGGGCAAGAGCATTGAGAGAGTTAATATCTTTATTGTATGCAGGTCAAATACCTACTCTTAATGTATCTGCAGTAAGACCTTCAGGTGCAAAGCTAAAGACTATGGGTGGTAGAGCATCAGGACCTGCACCCTTACTAGACTTATATAATTTTTGTGTAGGTATATTCAAAGGTGCAAAAGGTAGAAAACTATATCCTATAGAATGTCATGACCTGATGTGTAAGATAGGTGAGGTTGTAGTTGTAGGTGGTGTAAGACGTTCTGCTCTTATCTCTTTATCTAATTTAAATGATGACCAAATGAGACATGCTAAGTCAGGTAATTGGTGGGATACTGAAAGCCAGAGGTCATTAGCTAATAACTCTGTTGCTTATAAAAACAAGCCTGAGATAGGAACATTTATGAGAGAGTGGTTGTCTTTATATGAATCTCACTCAGGTGAAAGAGGTATATTTAATAGACAGGCAGCCATCAATAAGGTAGAAGAAAATGGCAGAAGAAAATCTGAACATGAGTTTGGATGTAATCCTTGCAGTGAAATCATTCTTAGACCTTATCAGTTCTGTAACCTAACTGAAGTTGTATGCAGGGTTACTGATACATTAGATACTTTAAAAGAAAAGATAGAGGTTGCCACTATACTAGGTACATTTCAATCAACACTTACTAACTTTAAATATCTACGTAAGATATGGAAGCAGAATACAGAAGAAGAAAGATTGTTAGGAGTTTCTCTTACAGGTATTCTTGACTGCCCTATTCTTTCGCCTGACAATGGTGTACTAGAAGGAACTTTAGAAGAGCTTAGAGAAGTTGCAGTACAAACAAACAAAAAATATGCCAAGATATTAGGTATACCTCAATCAACTGCAATTACTTGTGTAAAGCCAAGTGGTACAGTTAGTCAGCTAGTTGACAGTGCATCAGGTATTCATGCAAGACATAGCGAATACTATATAAGAACTGTAAGAGCAGGGAACACAGACCCACTCACACAGTTTATGAAAGATGCAGGTATTCCTTCAGAGCCTTGTGTTATAAAGCCTGACACTACTACAGTGTTTAGCTTTCCTACTAAGTCTCCTAAAGGTGCAGTAACTAGAACTGCAATGACTGCAGTTGAGCAGTTAGAGTATTGGTTAATCTTTCAGAGACATTGGTGTGAGCATAAACCTTCTGTGACTATATCTGTTAAGAAGGATGAGTGGATGGAAGTAGGTGCATGGGTATATAAAAACTTTGATGAGGTATCAGGTATTTCTTTCCTTCCTTTTGATGAGCATGTATACCAACAAGCACCTTACCAAGATGTAGAAAGAGAAGAATATTTAGAGTTAAAAAATATAATGCCTAAGTCTATTGATTGGTCTAAGTTAGCAGAGTATGAAAAGGAAGATACAACTACAGGCAGTAAAGAGTTTGCTTGTACTGCAGACTCCTGTGAGATTGTGGATATACAATGATGGGCAATGAACTAGATTGGTGGCAGTGGTGGTTGTTAATCGCAATCACCATTAACACTGTTATAAACTCAATAGTATTCTTTAAAGGAAGAAAGGTATTTAAGAAAAACAATGTCGACACTAATAGCTAACCTACCTTCTACAAAAGTATGGGTAAGAAAAGAATATCTAAGAGACTTCAAGGATGGTCATGGAGAATTTGTAGAAGGTAACTGGGTGACTGCCAAGTCAATTCCTGGAAGAGCCTTTTACTTTGAAACATATCTTCCTAAGTATGGTGCATTGTTTGACAAGCTTCCCATCTCTGCCTTTCTATCTAAGCCTAAGCTACCTGACCTTGACCTACCACTTAACAACTTACAGTTTTGGAATTGTATGGATTATGGTGTGGTCAACATACATAAACAGTTTATTTCCACAATGGACTACGAAATTTTAACACGAGATTTTGGAACTGTCAAGGGATTTTATATTTGCACTCTTGACAACTACCATCCTTTTGCAGACGAGATAGATTATAGTACAAGTGAAGTGCCTGCAGAACATAAGTCTTTTAATCTAATTGAACTTGTCAATGGGCAGTATGCTCTCTATCCTAATAACAGAATGAGAGTCTATGACAATTCCCTCACACCTAAAGAGCCACTGAAGCCTGACTTCAGAGTAAGTACAGTAGAATACCAAGTTGAAAACAATAGCAATGAAAGACTTGGCGATACTGATGATTACTTTTATTAAAAAGTCCTTGACTCAATATCCAATATATATTATAATTCGTATAGAAGAAATCTTCTGGTAATGGAAAGGAGTATACTATGTCAGATGATAAAATTAAGAAACTTGAAGAAGAAATTCAACAAAAAAAGAAAGAAGTTGAAGAGCTTAAATATGGTGATTTAAAAGCAGCATGGAAAGATTTTGAAGCAGCTTCTGAAATTGCAACTCAAAAGTATAATAAATACAGACAGATTGCAAAAGAAAAGTATGGTGCAACAACTGTCATGCCAAATCACTTCAATTTAATTGACCAATTCTTTAAGTGGTAGATATGTATATTAGTAGAAGACCTGTTATATATGTAGGGTATGACCCAAAAGAACACGTAGCTTTTGAAGTATTAAAATATTCAATAGAAAAGTACACTCATAAGTATGACGTTATCCCCTTAGAACAATCATCTCTACGTATATCAGGTCTCTACAAAAGAACATACTACATAGATGAAGAAAGACAACAAAGAGATACTGCAGACAATAGACCTTTCAGTAGTGAGTTTACCTTTACTAGATTCCTTATACCTTTTATAAATCTTCACAAAGGTCTTGCCTTATTTATGGATTGTGATATGTTTCTAAGAGCAGACATAACAGAAGTCTTTGAAGAGTATGGGCAGTTTGACGAGTACGCAGTCTCTGTTGTGAAGCATGACTACAAACCTAAAGAAATTTTTAAGATGGACAATCAGATACAAAGTAATTACAATAGAAAGAATTGGTCTAGCTTTGTATTATGGAATTGTGAACACCCTGCCAACAAGAGACTTACCATTCAAGATGTTAATTTAAAATCAGGTAGATGGTTACATAACTTTAGTTGGTTAGAAGATGAAGAGATAGGTTCTATACATCCTAAGTGGAACTTCCTAGATGGATGGACTGATGAGAATATAAACCCTTGTAATGTACACTTTACCACAGGTGGTCCTTGGTTTGAAGATTGGAAACCTAAAAGACTATGTGATGCACACTACGCAGGTGAGTGGAACACTCTAAATAAATCAAACAAATCAAGAATATTACCAAAGGAAAACTAACATGTATACATTCGTAACTTCTTTTAGTGAGGAAGGATATAATACTTATGCAAAAGAAATGCTACAAAGTGTTGTCGACAAATGGAATCCAAAACATTTTAAGCTCTATGCTTACTACCATGACTTCGACATTGAAAAGGTTGACCACCCTACTTCTTCTAGCATTGTATATATACGTCTTAATGATGTAAAGGAAATGCTTGACTATCGTGAGAAGATGAAGAAACATGATGGTACTGAAGGTGGAACAATGCCTTACAACTGGAGACTAGATGCAGTCAAGTGGTGTCATAAAGTGTATGCCCTAACTGACAGAGCCTTCAAGATGATGGAAGAAAACAAAACTCCTGAAGAACCTCAGTGGTTAGTATGGCTTGATGCAGACACAGTTACTACAAAGAGACTAGATAAATCTGCAGTTGATAAGTGGTTACCTAGTAAGGCAAGCCTTGTACATCTAGGTAGAAAAGATGTTGATTATAGCGAAACAAGCTTCATGGGTTTTAACTTACAGTACCATGATGCCTGTTCAATACTTGCAGACCTAAGAGGTTGTTATACAATAGGTGAAACTATTTCATACAGAGAATGGCATGATGGTTTTATATTTGAAAGACTTCTTAATATTTACAAGGCACATGGCATGGTAGTTAATAATCTGTCAGAGAATTGTAAAGGTCTTACTGCCTTCATGCAGTCACCTCTTTCAGAATATTTTATACACTACAAAGGTAACTTAAAAAATAAAAAGAATACTCTTGCACAAGATGTAAAGCTACCTAGATACAGACAACTTGCAGATATTATAAGACACTATAAACCTAAGACACTTACTGAAGTAGGTACATGGAATGGTGGCAGAGCAATAGAGATGGCACTTGCAGCCTTTGAATATACAGACAGGTTTACATACTTTGGCTTTGACTTGTTTGAAGAAGCAACTGCACTTACTGATGACATAGAAATGAACAGTAAGAAGCACCATACTATAGAGCTTATTGAGACAAGACTAAATCAATTCAAAGAAAAGATGAAGGAAAAGAATAAAGAATTTATCTTTAAACTTTACAAGGGTGACTCCAAGATTACACTAAAGAAAAATAAGTTAGCTCGTAATGTTGACTTCGCTTTTATAGATGGTGGTCATTCCTATGAAACTGTAAAGGCTGACTATCTTAATCTAAAGAAAGTTCCTATACTTGTCTTTGATGATTTCTTTTCTAAGGATGAGTTTGGTCAACAACCTGTAGAAA